TCTTCAACTTCTTCAGTTTCTTCAACTTCTTCAGTTTCTTCAACTTCTTCAGTCTCTTCAACTTCTTCAGTTTCTTCAACTTCTTCAGTTTCTTCAACTTCTTCAGTCTCTTCAACTTCTTCAGTTTCTTCAACTTCTTCAGTTTCTTCAACGAATTCTTCAGCGTTTTCTTTGTCTTCTTTGTCGACGTCTTCTACTGGATATTCTTCATCGCCTACTTTAAATGTCTTTTCGCCTTTTGCAATTGCTTCTGCTCTTGCAGCACCAAATTCATTTCCTTCTTCAACTTCTTCAGTCTCTTCAACTTCTTCATCGTGATGTGCTTCATCAGCTTCTTCAACTTCTTCTTCAGTTTCTTCAACTACGCTTTCGTTAATAGATGATGCAATATACTCAGCATACTCAGATACTGATTGTAAATTTTCTTTTAAATACTCAACATATTCCATAAGTTTTGCATGCGTGGTTGCACCTTCATTATGATTCTCTGCTAAATAATCAGTGAAATCTTTAACTTTAGAAATACCTTCAGCTAAATGTTCAGAGTATTGAATACCTTGATCTAATTTTTCAGCAACAGCCTCAGTATAAGATATACCTTGATCTGCTTTTTCTGCGACGTGTTCTGAATATTGAATAGAATCGTCTAATTTGCCAGCTAAATACTCAACGTATTCTGAGAGAGTATTTACGCTTTCAACTATAGTGTCGTTATGAGACTTTACATCTTCTAACGTTTCGTCTTCGTTTGTTGCGCCGATAGACTCTTTAATGCTTTTCATTTCGTTAGCTAAGTACTCAGAATACTTATTGAAATCTTCAGCTTTTACAAATTCTGCCATGTTTTTTTCTTTATTATTTGATTCTTTATTGGTTTTAGTAATTTCTTGTGTCTCTTCAAGTGATTCATTGGTTTCATTTAAATCATATATCCATAGACCTGAATTATCATCGAATCCATAAGATTCGTTAACTCTTTTTAATTCAGCGTTTGCAAATCCTGGATCTGCAACTAAATCGTAAGTGAATAATTGTTTGATTTTTACCTTTCCGTTAGATTCAACGGCTCCGGCTGCTCTTGATGAGATTTGTAATGGTACACCAGCATCTACTAGGGCTTTAGCTTGACGACCTGCGTCAGTATCTAGTAATTTGATTCTACCTCTTACTTCTTTTGATTCTTTGTCGTAATATAATTCTTCAATAATATGAGAGACACTCTTAAGGGAAATATCGAATTGTTGCGGGTGATCTAACTCACCTAATAGCTTAGAAGACTTAATCTTGTCTTGTAATGCTTCTATCTGAGGAACGTATTCGCTCTCAGTATAGATTCGATTATTTTTATTCTTTTGATCTATTTGACCAAATATACCTTCTAGAATGTAATCTTTATTCTCAGTATCAGTTACTTTTAGCTGAGATGAAGACATTTCAACAATTAATAAGTTGTTGTTATTTGTCATAACTATGATTTATCTATTTTTATTATATATCTACTTGTATTATGCAATTATCTTAATATCTTTTAGATGTCAATATCCAGGTCTCCGTCGTCGCCTTCTTTTTTGTCATCTTCCTCTTCTTCGCCATCAGCTGCTTTTTCTTCTTCTGCGTCTTCTGCAGATTTATCTAGGTAATATGCTGTTAAAATATCCATTTCGCCCTCAGCGAATGCATCTTGCCCATATTCATTATAGAAGTAATCTTTAAAATCGCTTTCAGTTTTAGAAGCTGTAATTGCTCCTAATATTTCAGCAGATTTAATAGTAGAACCAGAATCTAAGGTCTGATCTTCTACATATATTTTAGAATCTTCTCCTGCTTTTAGCGAGTCTTCGGAAATAAACTCTTCAAATGTTTTAATAATCTTCATGTTTTATATATCTCTTTTTCTTAACTATCTAGGATTAGCGGCTATATGCCCATTCCGTCGTCCTCTTGTTCAGGTTCATCGGCGGCTGATTTTCTTTCCTTTGCTTTATATGCAGCGTTAGCTCTAATCTCGTCGTCAGTTAATTTTAAATATTTTCTGACTAGATATTCTTGATCAAAGTAATACTCTTCTTCCATTGTTTCTTGGTTAGTTGTCATTAAACTATCTCTCATACTTGAAATAAAGTCTAATCTTAATTGCATAATCTCTTGTTCTTTTAATTCAGCGAACATGTTCTCTTCATTATATCTTAAGGCTACTTGAGTCTTAAATTGAGGATCGTCTTGGAATTCAGGGTATTTAAGACACATTTGAATGTACATCGGCTTAACCAATATCTCTTGAAATACAGATCTTAATCTTTTAATAAACTTACCGAATTTGATTTCATCTCTTACCATACCATCACCTGCTAATGCATAGTCACCGCCATCATCTTCATATAAGAATCTGTTGTAAGGAATTTTAGAAACCTCTTTTAATTTGTTTTGGAAATAACTAACTGCTTCAGTATCTGAAAGATCTGGTCCTTCAGAACTAAGAGTTTCAATTTCTGGTGTTTCACCATCTTTAGAAGGTAACCAGTATTCTTTACTAAATTGTAGCATTGGCTTACCATCAGTTTCTAATGTTCCTGATTCGAAGTCAAAATCAACTACCTCTTTATAGTTATTCATTAACTGAGCTAACGATTGCTTTGCTCTAGTTTTAGATTTACCACCTACAGGTATAATAAACTTCATTCTAAATGAAGCGTTGGTTACAGCCCAGATTACTCTGGTATGTTCCATAATTCTAAGTAGGTTAAATGATCTGATTAATCTTTCAACATAAGATACTCTTGATGCTGTTGAAAGTGAAGAATAAGAAATGTAAATGATTTGAGAATCATATAATACTCTTTCTTTAGTAGGTTCGTCTTTGTATTGAACCCAAACTTTTTTACCATCGTCTTTATTGTAACCTGGCATTAATGTAACTGGATCAATTTCTTTAAATCCAATAATTTCGGTTTGGTCTGGGGAATAAATTATCTCAAATGATAAGTAACCATCAACTAGGAACTTTCTAAAGAAGTACCATGCTGATTGTTCGCCATTAAAACCAAAGTAGTGGTATATTTGTCTAAAATATTTGTTAAGGTCTTTTTGTACATCATCTGATACATCAAGTCCCATTATTTCAGGTTGGCAAAAGAAGTTTTTATCATCATATACAACTGCTTCATCACAAAGTATATCTAGAATATCTTCTACCTCATCGTTCATTGAGAATCTTCTTAATTCATCTCTCTTTCCAGGGTAATCAGTATCAAAGAACGGTACGTTCTTCTTCATGTTTATATCTCCCATGGATAGTGCAGCAAATGCACCATAAATATCATCGTTGTCTAATCCAAACGGATTCATTTGGTTGTAACCAAACTGGTCTTCCATTGGGCCAATCGCTTGAGATTGTCTAAGCACCATGTCATCATAACGCATACCAAAAGAACTTAGCGTCTTCAAAGCATTGGAGAGGCTAAATGGTCTTGCGTTAGAACTAAGAGGTCCGTTTCTTTTGTCAGTAAATCCTGCCATAATATAGTATTATTTCTGTTTTATATATCTCATTTATTTAGATGGTTTCTGAAGGCTGCTCTGATCTTGCCAACTGATGAGCCATTTAGCTCTAAAAAGTCACAAAGGGCTATCTCAGGCCATCGTTCGTATGCCACTACAACTTGTTGAGATTTACGAGTTGTTGCATATTGTCTAATTGCAAAATCAAAGCCATATCTCTTTAGGAATGATTTAGCTCCTTGGTATGATAATGATAATGGTCCTTGTGCTCTAGCGTTCTCTGTTTTAGAACCTCTATTCTGTCCTTGTATATAGCCTTTGTATTGCTCATAGACGAAATCTAAGAGGTCTTGCTTTACAGGGACTGGTAACATATTAAGATTGATACCCATGTCATTACCTGTATCTGAGCGGTTCAGCGCCAATACTACTGGATTGCTGTCCCACCATTCTGCGACAATTGGGTTTTCATATCTAAACACATATATCTTACCTTGTTGGAATGGACCTGCTGATCTAGCTACTGCCTTTTCTCTAACAGCTTTTTTAGAAGTATTAAACCAATCTTCTGCTGCACTGGCTGCTCTTGCCATTCCACCAGCTTCTTTAGATAATTCTCCTATTTGTTTTTTAATCTGTCCCATTATTTAAGTGTCTTTTCAGTTAAGACTATAAATCGCCAACCTCGGTTTTCACACCAAGCATTTGCATAAGCATATTTATCTCTATTCTTAACATACTGTTCTGCCAAAAATTTATAGGAGTTAAGTGCCTTCTTAGATTTCTTTAAAGGCGGTTTAGGTTTTTTAATCTGTGCTTCTGGCTTTATTTCAACTAGCCATTCTACTGGTGGCTCATCGCCAGTACCAGCTGTTTTCATATAAAAGTCCGGATAATAAATGTGTTCTTTTTTATCCGCAGTCCACATGTATTTAATTTTAACAGGTTCACTTGACCACTTTAATACATTATCTTTAGTATCGCACATGATACAGAACTTTCTTTCCCAAGAGGAACGATAAATGATCGGCGTTGGGCCGATATACTTATCTGGATTTTCAGGAGTAAAATACCCCTGTACAAATCCTGAGTTACCACTAGGTTTTAAGTTCTTTATTGACATTAAATATTAAACATTCCGGATTCACCATCGCCACCTTTGGTATTAATGCGATCCATTGACATTGTGTTTTTATATTTCGTAGGATGTATTTTATTCCAGCCCTTTGCATAACCTCTCTTTGCAATCTCTGTAAAGTATGCAAATGCATTGGTATATTTAGGGTTAAAATTCCTCCAGTACTTAAGAAGATCTAATATAGCAAACTGCATACAATCATTCTTGTCGTCGTCGTTTAAATATACTAGTTTTCTAATTGCTCTTTCAGCGATTAGTATCAACATCTTCTCAGCGTCCTTTGTTAACTTATCATCTTCTTTAGACAATACAATCTGATTGTATAAGTCTTTGTTATTTAAATAATTCTTTTTTCTAGGCACAGTAGTTAATTTCTATTTGATTACTAGTTATATGAAAAAAAGCCCATTTGTTTCGAATGGGCTTTTCAGTCGGTATTTTAAGAGAGTGTGATTATACTGTATCTTCAGATGATATGTTAATCTTGTACTTTTCTACTCTAAATGGTTTGTTTTCTACAAACACAGTTAAAATATCATTTTTACCTGCTTGGTTAAATTCTACAGAGTCTACTTTAATAGAACCGTCTTCTGCAATACCTTCAACTTCTGATTTTAATGTAGCATCTACATATCCATCTTCAATCGTTAGTGTATCATTTTCTAGAGCTTCAACTTCTTCGCTAATTCTAGTAATTTCAGAACCTATTAAGTTATCTGCTGCTTTAATGTCCGGAAGGTTTCTATCAGCTTCTGCTAATCTACCCTTTTGGTCATATAAGAAAGATAACATCTCTTTGTAAAGACTTATCTTTTCTAATTTTTTACCTGTTGATATTGCTGCAGATTCTAAAAGATCTTTAAACTGTTCAGTAATATCTGCTCCAGTTTGTTCTTTTACGTAATCTATTGCTGCATCACTTAGCATTTTTTCAAAGCTAGCTAATTTAGTAGTTTCGTTTACTCTAAATACAAAAGCATTTTTCTCTGCTCTCATAGTTACTACAGTAACATCTCCTTGTGTAGCTTCTGTTACAAAATCTAAAACTTTATATGAGTTATAGTTTTCACATGCTAATTGAAATGCATCGATTAATTTTTTATCTGCGTATTTAATATATGCTGATGAAAAGAACACTTCAGATAGTTTATCTTCAGTACCTATTGGCATTTCGATATTACCTGCTTTATATAAGTTCTCATTTACATCGTATGAAAATTTTACTGTTAGGCTATTAGCTTTCGCTTCGCTTATTGCAGTTTTAGTAGTTTTAATTTCCTTATTAGCTTCTGTTAAGGCTCCGGATTTTTCATCTTTGCCATAAGAAATTCTAAGTTCTTTTGCAGTCTTTTCTAGGAATGTCAGCTTTTCAGTTAGAGCTAAATAGTTATCAAAATTTTCTACTGAACCTTCTTGTATTTTAGTTACTGATGATTTAGCATTGTAATCATAGTAAAAAGAAATACCTGATTCGTTAATATCGAATATCTTACCGGCAGCAACTAGAGTTTTAAAAGTATCATTAGTTTCTGTGATAGCTTCAATATGACTTCCTGTGATTTTAAAATCACCTCCAGCTGCATGGAAGATATAACCCTGTCCTTGTTCTAGGATTGGTGATTTAATTTCTTTGTTAAATGTATTTGTCATTATCAAATTTTTATGTTTTCTTAATGTATATATCAATCATTTTCTTCATCTAGTTTATCACCCCATGGGAAGCGCTTTGCTTTTACCTCGTAATTGTCTCCGAGGAGTGCACTATCTGGAGTTCCCATGCCCGGTGTGGTTAGATTACTATTACCAATACCGAACATTCTATTAGATTGTTTTCTACGTCTACTAAGACGTTTAATTTGAGATTCTGTTGTTAATTGATTACCTAATGCTTCTAAAATAGCAGGGTCTGTTACGTTAATGCCAGTCTCAGTTTTAATCCACTGTTCTCCATTAGATTCCCATTTAGCTGGTTCATAACTATCATAATATACTCTAGGAAATCCGGTTGCATCTAAGAATCCATTAGGATCTATATAGTCTCCAACAGTACCATTAGCATAAGAAGTTCTAGTGAATTTTCTATACACATCTTCTTCAAAATCAAACGATGGTATAAATGAATTTATTTCTAAACTAAATGTAACTTTATGGTTTTGTTTATCATCAAATGAATATTCAACAGGTCTTTCTTGTGTATAATCATCTGGCATCATATACTCAGATGCAATTCTATAAGTACCCTCTTCTAAATGACCAGCATCTACGTGGTAGAAATTAGCCTTGTACATTCTTTTTACAATAGCCTCAGTAACTTTAAATAAGTCTAATTGGCTAGAGAGTAAAATTTCAACGTCAACTCCAATTGTACATGGGATCATTTCAAATTCTGCAACATAGCCTTCCATTAGGCCATCTTCATTCATCATCATATAATGACCCATATTTCTTTTGTTAACTAATTTAGATGGGTCTACTGCGAATGAAGTTAGGTTTACAATACCTCTTGGTACTTTATCGTAATTACCGTCTGCAAACTCTCCGTTAGGATCACAGCTTTCGCCATTTGCATTAGAAAACAAGAAACTATCTTTCATAAAATTCTCATCTCCAGATACTGCATAAAAGAAAGGTACATCGATTTCTGCCCTTTCATCATTACTGATCTGTCTATAAAAACTAAGTTTACTATTAAGATCAGCTAATAAGCCGACAATAACATGTCTAATAACTGAATCGTCTTTGTTGAATTTTAAATTATATGTAGCCATAGGTTATATATCTTCATTTACTGGAAACAAAAATGGCCAATATTTCTATTGGCCATTTTTAATTAAATTTAATTAGAGTTATGCTTCACAATTTCCAATAGTAGGATTAGTATCTAATAGTTGATGCGCTTGCGCTGATGTTGATCTAACAACTACATAAGTTTCAGCATCGAAAACGAGTCCTTCAGAGATCAGTACCTCATTAGCTTCGTATGCGTTAAAACGTATCAAATCACTTGATGATGTTTTTAGTATGTAAATGGTACTTCCACCACATGCTGTAACCTCATAATAGTAATCTGTAGGAGTAGGATTTTCTTTATTGCCACCTTCGTCGCCTTGGTTGCTATTTACTCCGTCGTAATTAGTCCAAGCTCCAAGAGTTGTGTTGTTTATAGCTGCTACTGCCTCTGCGTCATTTGCGAATGTTCCAATACCTAATTCATTTGCAATACCTAAGAAATCTGCTTGAGTAGGAACTCCTTTAAATGCTAGTTTTCTAGCTGTTCCATCAAAACCGTATCCTTCTACTACATCCCCAGGTACATAACTTGCAGTATCAATTGTACCTTCTGTGTTAAATGCTTCTGGTAATTCGCCATTAATTTCTGCTGTATAACAAATAATTGAATGAAATCTATCTTCATCGGGTCCCATCGTCCACTCAAAACCTGCGAATTGTTGTCCTGGAACTTCATCTCCACCTTGAAATGGAGTGATGTAATTATCTTGAACAACCAATCTTGCGCCATGTTCTGTATAGCCAGGGAAGTTATATGTTTGTGTTACGGGCTTATACCCAAAATGTCTTGCTAAAACTGCCATAATTTTATTTGTTGTTTATTTTATTTCTTTTATTATATATCCTAGTTAATCTATATTTTCGATAGTAAACTTAGAAAAACCGTTCTCTCTATATATTTGTATCTTCTTATCAAAAATCTCATGTGGCAAAACAGAGTGGTTAATAACAAACGTATTGATTTCATGTTCTTTGATTACTTGATTTAAAATCTTTAATATGTTGTAAACACCATCATGGTCTACTGAAGATAATAGCTCATCTAAGAACAAAAGGTTTAGTTGTGGGAATCTTAACTTTAAGATCTTAATGATTGCGATAATAACAATAAAGTCTGCTTTCTTACGCTCACCAGTTGAAAGTGTCATTGGATTAATATCTTCACCTAGGTGATTAATAATACAATTAAACTTCTCATCAAATCTAATATGGAATTGCAAGTGCATCGTTTGAGTCATTGCAGCTATATTAGTATTAAGTCCTGGTAGGATAGTTTTAACTGCTAAATTCTTTACTCCATCTTCACCTAGTATATTTTCTACAATTTCCATAAAATTATAGTCTGCATTTAAGGTATCTTTACTTGTAGATTTAGCAGCCTCTTTTTCTTCAAATTCTGTAATAAGATTTCTTAAGTGGTCAAAGTCTGAACCTTCTGGAGTATCTTTTAATTTAACGAGTTCTCCTTTAAGTCCTCGCATTGTTACTTTGTTATCTGAGATCTGTCCTTCTAAATCTAGCTTAGCCTCTCTTGCTTCAATTACTTTGTCCTGTAATAAATCCATCTCAGCCTTAATTGATTTAATCTGATCTGTACTCGATTCTATCTTATCTGCAAATTCTACTTTCTGAGTTTTGTGCCAATCTGAAGTTAACTTAGTTTCACATGTCGGGCAATGACCACTCTCATATAGCTTTAACTTCTTATTTAGATAATCTATTTCTCTTTTAATATCACCTGCTTCTGTGCGCTTTTCATTCCATTGAGTATTAAAAGTATTCATTGCACCTTCTTCCTTCTTACGATTAGCATCAATATCTAATACCACTTCATGTAGTGCTACTAATTCATCTTTTAATTCTTGGATCTTAGATTTATTTACATTTTTAGATTCTTCTAACAGAGTATTTAGTTTACCTCTAACCGATCCAATTGAATTCATTATCTCATTTAACTCAGCGTCAAAAGCATCAATATCGAATTTAATATCTCTACGTTCATCTTTGATTTGCTTTTGCATATCATTAAGAATAGAGAAGCCAAACATTCTATCAATAATTTGTTTCTTATCCGAATTAGACATGGTTAAGAAAGATTTAAAATCATTTACTGATAAGATAATTATATTTTTAAATACATGGTATGGAATACCGAATACCTCTTCTTCTAAATAATCTTGTACAGATTTTTTACCGGCTTTATCAAATTCAACTCCATTGATTAATACAGAAAACTTATTAGGCATTAAGCCTCTTTCAATTTCAATCTTCATAGTACCACACATAAGACCGATCTTAACATGTAGTTCTTTATTAATTCTATTTGGTAGATCTGATAATTTTACACCTTCAACTTTACCATACAAAGCATAGATAATAGCATTGGCAATAGTAGTTTTACCATCACCGTTTTTACCTAGAGTTAAAAATAACTCAGAGGTGTCTTCTTTAAATTCTATTCTCTGTTTTTGATTTCCGTAGGAAGCAAAATTCTTAAATTCAATATAGTCTATTCTCATTTATTGATCTGTGTCGTAATTGTATGCTTGTTGAGTATACAATTGTTTTAACTTGCTCTTTAGTCTTATCGTTAAATCATCATCTTGTTTCATACTATCTACATACATATTACATAAATTAAGAATATTGTAATTTTTATACATCTCCTCAATTTCATTAATGTCATAAAAGTCTTTATCAATATATGAATCTTCTTCATAAATATTTGGTTCTAGCTTTCTAGAAATATTTTGAATTTCATTAACCAACTGGCTTAATGCATTGGTTGTAGCGATCTGCGATGGAACGAATAGATCTACAAAGTTATTCTTTATTTGCTTCTTAAATTGACCAAGAGGCATATCATATAGCGCTTTGATATTATACCTTAAGAACTTAGGTGAATCATGGTTTTCATGGAAAGTCTCTTCCATTGTTTCTAGATCTACAATATCAAAACCTTTTGGATTATCTCTATCCGATCTAGTCAATTGGTACGGAACTCCTACCATTAATAATTTACCACGTTCTTGTCTAAAGTGAATATGTCCTGAATAAACCCTCATGTATCTGTCATAGATATTAGAATCTGTTCCATGTTCATTTTTAACTTTAGCATTAAGGTAAATACCTCTAACTTCTGAGTGACAATATACAATATCTGCTTGTGGATATTCTGCTAAGGTTTCAGTTTCATGAGCAGCATCTCTTCTCCATGGCATTAGTAAAATGTTTTTACCAGACCAGTTTAATAACTCAGGCTCTTTGTAAACCTGTACATTAGGAATCCATTTTAAACTATCAATCGAAGATATGTCATTTGATTTCTTAGCCCAAATATCGTGGTTACCACATATTACATAACATGGTAGAATCTGTCCTAATCTTTCAAATAAATTTACTGCGTAACTTAGGACTTTAATATTAATAGATTGTCTATTATCAAAAGTATCTCCTACTTGTACTAAGACATCACCTGGTCTTACCTGTTCTTTTAAGATAGGGATAAATGTGTTTTCAAAAAAGTCTTTTTGAATATCCAGCCACTCGACTGAATTTGCTCTTACACCAAAGTGCAAGTCTCCAAGGATCCAAACTCTTTTGGCGCCTTGTTTAATTACCTTGGGTTCAATCATTTAAAATAATCTTTTAATGTTCTTCTTTTCTAGAATACCTGTTTTTAAATCTAATTCTTGTATTAAGTCTTCTTTATATACATTTGATAGTGAGCTGTAAAATTTTGCTGGTTTAATATCGAAGTAAACACATAATTCACTAAATAAATCTATATTAGACCATTTAGGGCCAATCTCATCAATAATATATCCATATACATTATTAATATCATTCTTTTTAAGTTTATTACATCTACCCAAGTCGTCAATCTCATTAAATACTTTAAACCTAGAAGCAGTAATTAGTTCATGGATCTTTCTAGCGATCATTTCGTAATGTATTCTTTCCTCTTCGTCTTGGTTATTCTTTACTGAAGGATCTAACTCAAAACTAATAGTGCCGAGTTCAAATTCTGGAGTGTCAAAACTATTATTGAAAATTTTATCATTTTTTGCCATATTGTTTTGTTTATTTTTAAATACTGTGAATACTCGATGTTGCAATATCTTCGGTTTCGACCAATCTCATGTGGTTAAAGTCGATGTTTAGTTTGCATTTATTACCTTTACCTTCACCGTCTCTAATCTTAAGTACCTTTAACCAATACTCTTGGTTAGCACGCATTAAATCATCTTGAATAATACCTAACATTACATCAGCCGTATGTGAAAGACCTGCAGATTCTGCAACATCACCCATAGAAATATCTGAAGAGTTATAGCCGTTTCTGTTTATTTGTGTTGCAGTAACGATCAACCAGTCATTACGCATTCCCATAGCACGAAGGTCTTCTGCAATTTGCTTGATCTTCATATATGTGTTCTCCGTATTTTGGTTACGATAATTGGCTAAGATATTAATATAGTCAATTACTACTGCTCCAACTTTAATTTGTAATTCTTCTTCTATTTGGCTAACGTATGCTTCAATATCTAATACTGTAGCCTGTGATGTTGGAAATTGTTTTACGTATAAAGATCCTGGAGGTGTAAATCCATCTCCAACAGTTTCTAGTCTACGTTTTATATGATCTCTATTCTTTGCTTTTTCAGCATATTCATTAATATTAATATTAAGAAGATTTGAACCGATTCTTTTTACGAATTTATGGGCTGCCATCTCTGCAGTAATTACTACAGTGTTAGTTCCCATCTTTACGAAGTTAGCTGCATCGTTTGCTAGGTAAATAGATTTACCAATATTTTGTTCTCCTGCATAAACTACTAGATTACCGCCTTTATCATATCCGCCTCCTAGCATTCTATCTAAGAAGTTATATCCAGTACTTATCTTTTCGCTTTCTTTCTGGTCATGTGAATCAAAATCAAAGAAGTCAAGACCTAGATCAGAATTAAATGTTAGGTTATTCCTGTCATTAATTAAGCCTTTAACTTTTGTAACAATAGATTCTACATTTTCAGGAGTAACATCTGTGGTTTTAATAAACTCAATAGTATCTGTTAAAGATGTATTGAAAGTTCTCCATTTAATCCAGGCTTCTGCAGTTCCTGTTAACCATTCTTCATCATACTTATCTAGATCTACATCGAAGATCATATCTAACGTATTTTCTCCAACACGTTCTTTAGATTTAGGATGGTTTTGAACTAAGAGCTTTAAGTTTTCTTTAGTTGGAGTCTCATTAAATTTGCTATAAAACTTATTAGCTAAATAACTTAAAGCATCAAGTTCTTCTGATGTATAAAAGTTATATTTAATTGCCTGTAAATACTTAACCCTTTCTAATGAGAGTCTAAAGAATAATTTTTCAAAGTCTTGTCCGAACTGCATATTGTTTTTATTGTTCTATGGTTAATATACCGTTTTGTTTAGAATAAGGCTCCTTTTCCCATAGATTAATTGCTAAAGCTTGACGAGTACCTTTAGTAACTGTTTTAACAGTGTGTACATGCTGCCCAGCTTGAAATATAATAAATCTATTAGGTTTAGCTTTGATTACCTCTGGTGGCATGTCAGCACCGTCTGAATAAACATGTAATTCTCCTCCTTCAAAGTTTTGTCCTGCTGGATAATATACACTTCCAATAACAGGAGTTACTATTTCTCCGGTCTTCTTATGCCATGCTTCATCTTTATCAAAATGAGGTTCTAAGAAATCGTTCCAACCATCTTTTTCTCCAGAAGGCAATTTAGCTTTCTGAATACCAGTCCAATATTCAAAACCATCAATAGAAAATGAACCTGAAATTGGGCAATGTTCTCCCCATGCATATTCAATTATCTTTTTAGCTGTATTAGTAGCTGGTGAATTCCACCAACCATCATACCATTTAAATACACCTGGTTCTTTAAATAATTCTGTTTTATTTTGTTCTATTTCTTTTAAAAGAGTTGCATCTTTTATGAAGTTATCAAATACTGCTATCATTGGAATGGATTTATTATTATTTTAAAAGCCTCTTTGCCAGGCTCATCGTTTGTTTGTTCACATAAACCCATAGTAACTAATTCTTCTGCAGACTTTAATATTTTATCGTGGTCTGATTCTGGGAATCTATATGTTTTTAATGCGTGGAAAGTAAAGCTACCTTTGTATCTGTCTGGATTTCGATTACTTAATTTTACCTCAGCTTGTAAAACATCTAATGCTGTAGGATAATCTGGCAGATCCTTTTCTATTCCTAAAATATATTTTATTGGTAGTTTATCCTTACTAAGCTTCATCTTCCATTGATTCTAATAATTCATCTACGTTAAGATCTCTATGTTCCGTATTATAGTTAAATATCGGATGGATAATCTTTTCTATCTTCTGTAATATTTCTTGTGTAAATACTTTATCACTAAAGAATTCATTATTAGGTACAACTTCGTCTAAGTGTTTGCAAATCCAACCTCTTGCAGTAGCCTTTGGAGTCTTAACTCCCTTTTCAATACTACCTTTTGCAATTCCAATATTTTCCCAGTCAATATATTGTTCTAGGCCAACATATCT